AATGCTAACAACTGCACATACAATTCTGAATCCTCCGCACAAAGACCCAGTGGAATATATTGTGATCCGCAATCCATATTCCACAGAGGCTGCAATTAAGATTCCATACAAGGATTGTAAGATATCGCAAGTGTTCCAAATGGATAACTCTCCAGTGGATCTTTGCCTGATATCGTTTCCACCTGTAGTCCCAAACAGACCAAAGATTTTGTCAAAGTTTCTTGGGTCAGAAGACATAGATCTACTGACTGAAGGTGATTTGACTTTCTCTGGTTTCTTTGAGATAAAAGGTAAGACGATTGTTCAGGAGAAATATCCATCTTCGTTTTCCGTTTCATCAAAGGCGACTCATTACTTCTTGCACCAACCAGGAACGTGCCCCAAAGACCAATACCAGTGCAAGTGCCCCATCAAAATTGGCAATCACATTGAGTATGATCTGGAAACTGCGAGTGGAATGTGTGGAGCTTTGCTTTCCATTTCCAATCGTATGATCCATACCAAACTCATTGGGTTCCATGTTGCTGGAGGCGCTGGCGTACTCGCATTGGGTGCTTTGACAACTCGACAGTTTCTTGAAGCTGCACTGTCTGCTCATGTCGAGCGTTTTGGCATTCCGAAATCATATTTGATTGACGGACGACTGCCATACTCTCAGTCATGGGTGGATCCTACGTGTAAAGTGTCTCTTCTGGATGCTGGAGATTGTCTGAATGTAGGGCTGGCACCTGCCCCTGCAGCACCCTCCTTGACTCAACTCGCCCCGTCCTTGGTTTTCGATAAGATCCAAAAGCATGTCACAAAGCCAGCTTTTCTCAAACCTGTTGTGATTGAGGGAGAAGGCTTAGTTGACCCTATGCTTAAGGGTATTAAGAAAATCATGGGTGGACAGACCTATGTTGATGAAGACTTGCTCGATGCTGCTGCAAATGATGTCTTTCAAGGCCTGGGGAAACCCACAACTAATAAGGGCATAGTGCATAGCTACGAGGAAGCAATCATCGGCATAGAGGGCGATCCTTATAAACGACCAATAAATCGCACGACTTCCCCTGGATATCCATATAATCTTACCAACAAGTCAAAAGGAAAAACCGCTTGGCTCGGCGATGGAGAAGACTATATAGTTGACCATCCAGAGTTGAAGAAAGATGTTTTGAAGTTGTTGGAGGATTCACGACAAGGTATTCGTGGGAGTGCGATCTCGATTGCGACGCTTAAGGATGAAAAGCGACCAATTGCTAAGGTCGATGCTGGGAAGACACGTGTCTTCGAAGCATGTCCTCAGCACTTGGTCATTGCCATCCGTCAATACTTTCTGGACTTCGCCGCTCACGTGATGAGAAGGAGAATTGATAACGGCATAGCCGTAGGAATCAATCCATATTCTCTTGAGTGGACGAAACTGGCCCATCACTTGCAATCTAAAGGAAATTATATGATTGCAGGTGACTTTTCTAACTTCGATGGATCTCTTCTGATGCAAGTCCTTGTTAAAATTCTGGAGAAGATAAACGAATGGTATGGCGATGACGACGAGTCACAGTTGATTCGTGCTGCATTGTGGGAACACATTTGCAATGCCGATATCATTGTGCGAGGCGAGGTGATTCGTAAGACTCACTCGCAGCCGTCTGGAAATCCATTGACTGTGATAATTAATTCATTGTTTAATGGTATCGTCATGCGGATAGCTTATCTTCTACTGAAGAAGCAACAGGGACTTCCAGCAGTGTGTGACTACCGGAAGCACGTCGCCGAAATAATATATGGCGATGACGACATCAAGTCTGTAAGTGTTGAAATAATTGACTGGTTCAATCAGACAACACTAACAGATGCGTTGGCTTCCTTTGGTCTGACATACACAGATGAGACCAAAACTGGGATAATTCTTCCTTGGAAACCTCTTGAGGATGTTGCTTTTCTGAAACGAAAATTCGTTGTCCAACCAGATGGAACTTTCATGGCCCCTATGGACCTAGAAAATGTTCTGGAAATAACGAATTGGATACGTGGAAAAGCTACTAGAGCGGCCACAAAGGAGAATTGTGAACAGGCGATCATGGAACTCTCTCTTCATTCGCGCACAGTATACGAGATTTGGAGTGATCGTATACGAGAGGAACTGGCGGAAGTTGGAATAAATTTGGTGTGTCCAACTTATTTCGAGCAGATGGAAATGTACAGATCAAATCGTGATATGTACGCTCGATCAGAATATGTTCCTCTATGGTAACCTCCTCGACCTTGCCCGGAAATGTGATCTTTGGATAGTAATACAAACGGGATACTTACTATTCAATGCTATTTCTTTGTCTCCCTATAGAGTGTTGCTGTGCTCTGGTGATACAGCTCCCGACTTCAGGGTGAATAGTCATCTACCCCTGTCGTAATACATGACTGCTAGTAATTCAGATAATAATTCAAGTGGTTCCGTTTCGTATGACCACGACCAAAATACGAAAGTCGATTCAACTCGAGGAAAATTGCTGACCGATATTCAAATGTCTGCAGAAGCGTCTCCTATGCCATCTACGACAACGCAAATGGCATTGAACGATACTACGCGACATGAGATTATGAGTATTCTTGAGCGTCCTGTCAATCTAGGTACTTTTGAATGGAAAACCGCAGATCCTGTGATTCCTGTTCAATTGAAACCGTCAGATTATGATGCCGACACTCAAAATTACTTAAGGCAATTCAATTTTCCTCAAGATATTTTCGTCAACTCCCCTCTGGTAGTTGACAAACTCAAAAATTATCAGTATTTAAAAGCAGATATCGAAATTGAAGTCAAAATTAATGCCCAACCTTTCTTGCAGGGTGCTCTTATGCTTGTATATAATCCATATTATAATCAAACCGGAGATTTCAGAAGGAAGGGTACGCGCTTCTTGGCTTCTCAGACCTCTTGTCCATATAAGATAGTGAGTATAGAAGAAGGAAATTCTCTGAAGTTGATCTGTCCCTATGCTAATATTTATGACTTGTTCGATCTTGGCAATTCAGAAAATCAGTTTGGAACAGCTTTTCTTTATGTATTTTCCTCTCTCCTGGGACCAAACGCAGCTGAAACAGCGAAATACACTGTTTTTGCACGATTCATCAATCCTCAATTCTATGTTCCAACGCAAAATGATGTCATCTCGGCTGCCCGAGATTTACATGAGATAAAGCGTTTGGAATCAAAGGGTTATAGGTTTGCTCAATCTAGCGTTAGTCCTATGGCAGCTTCAGATACTGGGGAAGTTGAGGCTAAAGGACCGGTGTCAAAGATAGCTGGTGGCGTGTCTACCATAGCAGATGTACTTTCGGGTATACCTGTTATTGGTCGAGTAGCCTCTACTGTTGCGTGGGTTTCGCGCGCAGTAGGTAAAACAGCAGCTACCTTTGGCTGGTCCAAACCAACTTCTATACAACCTCAGACTAAAGCTGTCATGAAGCCTGGTCATACTTTGATCCACACCGAGGGTAATGACGATGCTACAACTCTTGGCCTTATTCAAGATAATGGAATTGATGGTTCAACTTTCATTCCTGAGAATAAGGACGAGATGAGCTTCGAATATATTTTCGGACGACCAAATTATTTCCATGCTCAAACTGCTTCTAACACACTATTTTCTGGACGTAAATTGATTACTGCTTGGGAAGTTTCTCCTTTCTCGCAGTATCAATATGACAATCCTGAGGACAGTCAGACTATGTATCTCGGTAGTTTTGCGTATGCTAGTATGATGGGTACTTTATGGCGCGGAACGATCAATTATGATCTTATGGTCGTTAAAACCCC